GATGGCAGAGAAAAGAGCATTATCTAGGGCAGTATTAAAATTAACTGGCTTTTATGAGCTAGGAGTATTTGGTGAAGATGAATCTGATGACTTTAAAAAGAAATAAATATGAATAAAATTATAACTATTAGAGTTTCTAAAGAAGATTTTAATTATATTACAGACGAATGTAAAAAAGAAAGGTTATCAAAATCCGCTTGGATTAGGCGTAAACTATTATACAAGAATATTAATAACTAAATATAAATAAATTATGAGTACACTAATTACGGGGTCTATTAGAGTAGACAAATTACCAAAGGAAAAATTTGTAAAAGGAAAAGACGGAGCAGTCTATTACAATTTTACAATATCAGTTCAAGATGAAACTAGGTACGGGAATAACGTAGCTTTTATGGATAGCCAAACTAAAGAAGAACGTGATGCAAAAGTTGCAAAGAACTACTTAGGAAACGGAAAGGTTGTTTGGACTGACGGAAATGTCAAACTTGCTGAACGTGAAGAAGAAGCAGCAAAAGTAGAAGCAACTGCAGATGCAGATTTACCATTTTAAAACTAACCATTTTTAATTAAAAGGTGTAGGTTTTATTATCTATGCCTTTTTTTTTATATATTTATCAAATGACAGAAAAACAAACAGAACACAATATGTTGATGCAGTTTATAGAACAAGACTGCTTCGTAGATTCAAAAGAAAAAATAGCCTATCCACCCGTAGCATTATCTTTTGGAGAAAAATTAGTAAAATCAAATAAGGTGGAAGGAGATTTAATAGTTCCAATACCTTTAGGAACATTTGGAAACCTATCAGTAGTTACCGCACCACCAAAAACAAAGAAGACATTTTTTATATCATTATTAGCATCTTGCTATCTTAGTGGTTCAAATCAATTTGGGGGCGATATTAAGGGTCATAGAGGTACAGAAGGTCAATTAGTACACATTGATACAGAACAAGGCTTATGGCATTGCCAAAAGGTCTTTGAAAGGGTGCATAAAATGGATTCTAAAATAGATTCAAAAATTTATCATACCTTTGGGTTAAGGTCAATAGATTACAAAATGCGAATTCAGTTTCTAGATTACTATTTAAAAGAAAAAATTAAATCGCCATCTTTAATTATTATCGATGGAATTGCAGATTTATGTTCTGATGCAAATAATATTTCAGAAAGCAATCATCTTGTTCAGAAACTTATGGAATGGTCATCAAAATATAAATGCCACATAATAAACGTAATCCATCAAAACTATGGTAGTTCAAAACTAGGAACGGGTCATTTAGGTTCATTCTTAGAAAAGAAAGCAGAGACTGTTATTCAATTAGAAGCCAATACTGTGAATAAAGATTGGGTTACAGTAAAGTGCGGTAGAAGTAGAGGATACGCTTTTGAGACATTTAGCTTTGAAGTTAATGATTTTGGATTACCTCAAATAGTTGGGAATTTGTATGACCCATTAAAGTAAAAAAATGTCTGAAGATAAAATTATATTATTATTATACGAAAAACACCAAACTTGGATTAACATTGTTGCGTCTTTTTCAAAAAAAAATTCTAATATAAATGAAGACATTGTGCAAGAAATGTACATAAAAATGATTCCAAAAATTAGGAAAGGGCTAGATATAATTTATAATAATAATGAAATAAACTATTGGTATATTTTTAAAGTTTTAAAAACATTACATATTGATTATCTAAGAAGAAAAAAAAATATAACGAAAATAGAAATTAATGAACATATTGATTTTATTCCTTATAATGACGTTAATTATGATGAAGCATACGAAAAGATAAAAAATGAATTGAATAGTATGTTTTGGTATAATAGAAAAATTTTTGAAATAATTAATGAAGGAGAAAGCATTGCTGATTTTTCAAGAAATTCTTACATAGAATATTTTATTCTTTATAACACCTATAAAAAAGTAAAAAAGAAACTAAAGAAATTAATATGAGCATAAGAACAGAAATTAAAAACAAAGAATCTCAAATTATTAATTGGTGGAATAAAAAAGGTAAAGGTCAAATACAATTAGTTTCTGATGATTATTGCACTTATGATTTTGAAGGTAAAAATGTGATAGTAGAAGTTAAGCACAGATTCAAGGCTTATGATACTAAGATGATTGAAACTATGAAATTATCAAATAACTACCAACAATCACAAATTAAAGGAAAAACATTTATTTATATTGTAGTAGATGAAAAAGGATTATCACTTTTTAATATATCAAAAAATATTGATGAAATCATAAAGCTAACAGAATATAACAAATTAATGGAGCATACTCATTATTGGTCAGAAAAAAAAATAATGAAATTACATAGAAATTTACCAAAAAAATTATCAGTATTATGGGAACACGATTACCAATAGGAGATTTAATTTACTATATTACCAAATATACGGGCATCAAATATTTAGTGGATTCGTATCATAAATACAAAGGAACAAAATGTAATTGTGATAAAAGGAGAAAAAAACTAAATAATATAAAAATTGAAAGATGGTAAAATTTGACAAAGAAGATAAAAATGATTGGGAAAAATTTAGAATGGGAAACAAACAGTACATATCCAATGCAGAATTCATATTGGTTTGTCAGCTCCACGCAAAGTACTACAAGCACAGATATTTTAAACCTTGTACTTGTAGCCCNAAAACAATAAAAAAGTGGATAAAAGATTTAAACATCATTTGGGATAATGGGAATAAAGAAAATTAACAAGTATGAGAAAGCTATTGTACTTCTGTTAAACCTAGATGGATGGAATTTAGAATGGTGTGGAAATGGTAATGCTAGATACGACGCTAAAGGTAAAACACCAAAAGGTAAAGATTGCGTTATAGAAATGAAATTCCGCAAAAAGTATTATGAGGAAAAGATGATTGAAAAAGACAAGTACGATGCCTTAATGTCATTAGATAAGAATGTAATAAAACTATATTTTGTAAATGACCCTAAAGGTAATTTTATGTATTGGCTTAATAACTTAGAAATGCCGATACCTCAACAAAAATATTGTCCCGATACTACTATGTGGACAAAAAAAAGACTTCTTAAAGATGTTTATTTACTTACTGAAAACCAAGCAAGTATAATAAATATTAATATTCTTTAAAAAAAGTTATTAATAAATTTTGTTTATAAGATTATTTGTTTTATATTTGTTTAAGTTTAATTTAAAAAACAGAACAATTATGGATGCAATTATTTGGAAAGACAAAACAATAACTTATAATAAAGGGCTATCAGTTTATACAGAAAAAATAGTTAGTGAGAATGAAGAATATTATACAGTAGTTTCGTTAGGGGCGGGGGAAGAACTTTGGAATGCTGGTTCCGCAGTAGGAAATAGAGTTTATAAAAACCCAATAGATTTAACAAAAATATAAAAACAATAGGGGGGTAAAACCCCCTTCAAAACAGAACAGATGAAAACAGAAACAAAAAAATCAGAATTAGCGCAAGCATTTGAAAAATTAGATAAACTTAATATACATTTAAGTTCTAATGAACACACAGAATTAACTAACCTTCTTTATAGTTTAGCAACTGAATCATTTCAAAAGGGTTTAGATATGGGTTTAAAGGTATCAATGGATTATATTTCAAAATAATTAAAAACAGAACAGATGTATAAATTATCAAAGTACAAGCAAAATTTAACAATTAAAGGAAACCAAGTTTGGAGTTACACTACTCACGTAGCTACCATAGCAGATGACAAATTATATCAATTAGGTTATTGGTCGCAAACTACACAAAAGCATATCAATTATGTAGCTAAAGAATTAGATTTACACATAGTATGAAAGTAAATCAAGCAGCTTGGGATGAACTTAGAAAGTCAATAGAATCCCATACAGAACAAGACCAATCAATAACTGATATAACAGTCAAGTTTAGAATAAAAGAAAATTCAGATTTAAGAAACTATTTACAAATAAATTTATCACAATATGACAGACAGTAAACACACATACATACACGAAACAAACCACCTTTATTGCTCAGATGGAGAAATGCATATAGGGTATGGAGATGATAATTGGGTGGTATATAATACAGACCAATTAATTAAAGATTTACCTTTCATAATCAACCAAGTTATAAAGGAAAATAAAAAGATGCAAGAAATGTATTTAGATTTGATTAAAGAAGAATTAAAAGAATTATGATATTATTAGTAGATGCAGACAGTTTGATATTTGCAAGTTGTTACAAGAAAAGAGAGCATCCCGAAGATGAAAAATACTATACTGATATTGCAGATGCTAGAAATAAATTTGACGAACAATTTATGTCTATAGTAAACAAGCTAGAGGATATGTATAATATTGATAGAGTGGTTGTATTTAATGGTTCTAAAGGTAATTTCAGAAAACTAATAACCTCAAAGTATAAAGCCAATAGAAAAAAACAAGAATTGCCACCATTATTACACGAGATGCACCAATTTGTAAAAGACCAATATGATTCTATTTATGGCTATGGGGTTGAAACTGACGATATGGTTGCTAGGTATTGGTATAATTTAAGCAAAGATGTAGGTAGGGATGAAGTTATGATAGTGTCAATAGACAAAGATTACAAGCAGTTTCCTTGCCTTATGTATAATTACCATTACAAGCATCAAGTTGTTCTTGATATTTCAGAGGATGAAGCAATGTATAATTTCTATGAGCAAATGATTATGGGCGATACTGCTGACAATGTAAACTATTTCAAAGGAAAGGGTAAAAGGTTTGCAGAAAAGTACTTTGCAGATTGCCATACAAAATACCAATACACAAAAAAGCTATACGAATTATTTAAACAAGAATACAAGGGAAAGGCAAGGCAGAAATATGCTGAATGCTACCACCTTTTAAAACTAAGAACAGAATGAAATACAAAAGAAATGATTTTGTGACATACATTGGTGGAATCAAAAGCAAATATTTGACAAATGGACAAAGATATCGTTTAACGTGTTCTCCTTTTAGAAATAGAATTGCAATCATAAATGACAATGGAATTAGAATGGTAAAACAAATAAAACATTTTAGATTATGAAAGCAACACAAGTACATTACGATAACGGAAAAGAATATGATGTTATTGATGTAATCAATGATTACGGATTAAACTTCAGTAGAGGTAACGTATTAAAATATGTTATTAGGGCGGGAAAAAAGAAAGATGAATTAGGAGATTTATTAAAAGCAAAGGATTATTTAGAACGAGAAATAAAAATATTAAGAAATGAAAAGCAATAGCGAAAAAGTAGTAAGTTGTGTTATAGAGATGTCAAATGTAAATATATTTTCTAACACTAGGGAAAGAAAATTTGTAGAATTAAGGGCATTAGTTTGTTGGATTTTTAGAGAGCAGTTAGGAATGGGTTGGACTCATATTGCTTTATTTTTTGAATCAAAAGGTAAATCTATGAATCACGCAACTGTTATTCATTTAGTAAAAATGTACCCGAGTTATAAAAATTACAATAAAGAATTACAAAAGATAGAAGATTGTTTTGATTTAAAGCCAAACCCTAAATTTGATAATGTTGAACAATTTTATTATTTAAAAATAAGAGGAGAACATTTTGAACACAAATATAATAAATTAAAAGAAGATATTAAAAAAGATAAAGTAATTAATGTTATTAGAAATATACCAAATGACAAGCAAGACGAAATCATTGAAAGAATAGAACTATGGACTAAAAGCTGGGAATGGAAATCTAAAGACAAATGCGAAATAATTAATGCTTCAAGTGGCATAAGCGAATCGACTTACTAAAAAGTAATTTTTAAA